ATTTTACCTTCTACTAAAAAGCAATTACCCATTGTACCATTTCTTGCAACTAATATATATTTTCCATCAAATAAATAATGATTTGTATATCCAGTTATATCTGCTGTACCATAATATGGATATAATGTTCCTTTTTTATTATCTGGTGTTTTATTTTTACCTGTTTTTATATATTCACAAACATTACCCAACTCTACCTCCTCACAATCTTCTTTTTCTCCAATCTCTTTAATTCTTTCTTGAACGAATAATTCCAAATCTTTTATTTGTTGTTGTTTTGTATTTTTTTCATTATAAGGTTGGGATATTCTATCTACCCATTCTTTAATTTTTTGTTGAGATTTTGGAATTGGGATTTGAAGATTTTCTAATATTTTAGGAGTAAATCTTGGATATGAACTACCATTACATAAATCTTTTTCAAAATTATTAGATAAAATATATAACATAGCATAAATATAAATAGCATTATTTATATTTTTTAATTTAATATTTGCTAGTCCAGATGAAAATATAAAGTTATCTATATTTTTAATATAATTATGAATAAATAAAATTTTTGATGATTTTGGTCTAACACAAGAAATTAAAATATTTCCATAATCAGCTTTATTAGATGCTTTATTAGGTAATTTATCTGTTTCATAAGTTGTAAAATTAGATAATGTATTATTTTCTATATCACTAATTTCCACATAATTATAAAGTTTATTATGTAATTTATTTTTTTTATTTACAATTTCACAAACATCACCTAATTTTACCAGCTCAAACTCATCTCCAACAACAATTTCTTTTTTATTATAATCTTTTCCATTCAAAGAACAAATATTATTTCCTACTATTTCTTCTCTACTTGCTGAAGATATAATAGCATCACTAATACCTTTAATATCGCCTTCATTTTCAATTAATAAAATATCACCGTAAACTTCACAAAATGTATCTTTTTCATATTTTTCAACAATTAATTCACGAAATATAACTTCCGAAGTTTTTTCTACAGAATTATCAAAAATAACAATAGATGTTTTTGTAGATGTATTTTCAAATTGGTCGGCAGGTACGCTAATAACTTCTCTTACATTATAATTTTCTACCAAACATTTTCTCAAGTTTTTGTATGTCTTATTAAAGAATACTCCTTCTTTTAATACACCAATACAAGTTCCTCCTACTTCTAACATATCCATTAACAACATGAGAGAACAACTTTCTTTATCATTACCTGTTAAATTATTATCTTTCGCAAACTTTTGAATTCTAGTACTACAAGAAGTAAGACACACTTTTTGTTTCTCTTGTTCTTTCTTTTCTTGTTTTTCTTCTGCTTCAATCTTTTTGAGTTGTTTTTGTCTTTGAATTCTTAATCCTTCATCTTGAATCGTTGTTAATTCATTTTTAATATATTCTTTTACCTTTTTTCTTTTTTCTTGTGTTGTTGTTTCTTTATTTTTATCTCCACCATAAGGAGGATTTGTAAGAATCAATTGATATTTTATATCATTAAAATCATCTTGAAAAGAATTCTTATATTTTAATTGATTCATATTAGGTAATTGTCCCGTTAAACAAAAGAACTCTAAGCCTGCGGATTTAATCACATCTTCATTCATATCGTAATGAGAAATTTTATTTATTTCTGTTTCCCAATTAACTTGAGGATAATTTTCTTTTATATAATTAATATAACCAGTTGTGAAACCACCTGAACCGCCAAACATATCCACCATTGAAGGTATTATTCCATCTTCATTTATAGTAAGATTTAATTTATTCATAATATATTCTACAATATGTCTGTCTGTGAAATAAGCACCCAATTCACTAATAGCGGATTCATCTCTACCAATAAAATATTCATAAATTTTACCTGACAATAACACATTACATGTTTTCTCAATCAATGTAATTTTATTAATTTCTTTTATTAAGTAACTAAATACAGAACCTCGAATATTTCTTGGAATTTCATAAAATAACAATTCTCTTATTTCACTTTCACCAATAGAATCTAATACAACACCAAAAATTAATTCAGCTAATTCTTCATACTTATCTTCATTTGCTAATTTTAACAAATAGGAAAAATCACATTGTGGGCGTTGTAATTTTACTTTATCTAATAATCCATTTTCTTCAATCTTTTTTAATCCATATAATATATTAAATACTTTTAAAGCATTCATTCCATAACCAGCCCCATGATTTCTAAGATAATTATGAATTTCGTGGATCTTATCTTTTAATGCTTCTTTGTTTGATACACTAGTCATTTCTTTTTCCATTGTATTTTTTACTTGTTGTTGCATATCAGACATTTTTTGTTCTTCATATTCTTGAAGAATTGATTTCAATTTTGTTTTATATAATATTGTTTCTGTTTCATTTATTATATCCTCTATATTTGTTGTTCCATATTTTTCTTCTAAATCTTTTTTATCTATTTTTAATAATTTTAATTCTAACAATTCTTTTTTATCTTTATGTTTTTGTGTTTCTAAATGTGATTTATGATGAGAAATTTGATCTGGTAATGTTTTACAGATTCCACAAGAATAGTTTTTTAACATATAATATGTTAATGTTTTATTTTTTAAATTATTTAACTTAATTTATGTTATTTATTTAGTAAATAACATAAAAATAGATTTTTAGAATAGTTAATTTTTTAATTAGTTTCTGTATTTTTATATTTTTCTATTTCTTCTTTAAAATCATAATTTAAATCAAAAATTTTTAATAGATCATTCATAAAATCTATGTTTTTTATCTCATGAATTTGGAGATAAATAATAAATTGATCTATATCGGATATAGTATTTCCTAACTCCAACTATGAATACAATTTATTACATTTGAATTATTTTGATATTTAATTTTTAGTTTATTAAAATAATTAATAATAGAAATAGAATAATAAAAATGATTATTACAATAATCTTCTATGAGTAGTTCTAATTTATTTTGTAATGCTAAAGTTAATAACTCAATTTCAAGATCCATATTTTTACAAATTAATTCGTAAAAGGATAAAAGTTTAAATTAATATCATTCACATATGGATTATTTGGAAAATCTAAATTTTTAATAGGTAATTCCTGTGTATTTAATTCAGGAACAGCATCAAAATAATTTTTATTGACATACGTTAATTCAATAACATCTGGAATATTATTTTCTGTGAATCCACAATTATTTCCATGTGCGTGTACGAGATAATGTGTAGATGATAATTTTTCTAAACATTTTACTTTGTCATCATAAGAACAACCCCACCCATCATTTGTAATACCATGAAATTCTATAACAATTTGTTTAAATTTTTTTAATTGATTTTCATTTATTTGTAATAACCAAGGATATTCACCTCCTTCTATATCTATTTTTAAAAAAATATTATTAAAAATATTAGTTAAAAAAGCTAAATTTGTATTATCAACATTATTAAAACTATTTATGTTTTTTTTTATAAAAGTAATATTTTCTGTATACTGATGTGGATATTCATTTATTGTACCATCAAATGCGTAATTATTATTTATATTTTGCTTATTAATAAAATCTTGTGAAAAACTTTCTTCGTTAGATACTCCGGCAGAAATATAACAATCATATTTTTCATCAAGTTCAGCAACAATATACCCGCCATCATAAATACATCCATATCTACTTTTATTATTAAATGCGTGTACTTTTAATAAATGAAGATGATTCATATATAAATCATACATAAAAATTAAATTAATTAATCGAATAAATACGATTATTTTAATTGAAAGTTTCTTCATGATTATTTATTAAATTCTTGAAAATATTCATTATCTTTAAATATAAAACATTCATAATTAATTAAATATTAGAAATCTTTTTTATTTAATAGTATAAATTTTTTCCTATACTTAAAAACTTATACATCAAATAAAGTTGGGCTATTGGTATAATCAAGAAAATTCTTACAAAGAAGAAAAAGAATATTATTGTAATATATGATAAATATATTTTTATTAATAACAACCATATCATTATTATTATTTATTATTTTTCTAATATTTGTTTTTATGATAAGTGATGAAAATAAAGAAGTGCAGCCTTATTTATTTACATTTTATAATAAAATAAAATATTATTCTCAAGATTCTATAATAAATCCTAATTATACATTAATAAAAAATAATGATATATATGTGATAAATAATTTTTTAAACAAAAAATTATTTAATAATTTAAAAAAAATATTCAATAATAAGCATTATGATTCAAAGAAAATAAATATTCTAGTAACACAACGTAGTGGTTATGGTATTGATTTTTTTAAATTACATAAACAAGAAGAATATCATAAATTGTTAGAATTGTATTATTCTCCTCATTTAATTAATACTATAAGTAAAATAGTAAAAAAACAAGTCCAACGTATTAGTTTATCAGATAACAGTGCGAGTTCATTATTAATATACAATAATAAAGGAGATAATATAGGTTGGCATTATGATAATTCTAATTATTATGGCGACCGTTATGTTGCGTTATTAACAATTATTAATGAAAATAAAGATAAAAACGACTTATCAGATAATGTTTTCCAATATCAATACGATAATCAGATAAATAGTTTAAAAATGAAAGAAAATAGTTTGATTATATTCAAAGGTTCAGAAGTATTACATCAATCAACAGCAATAGCTGATAATGAAAGAAGAATTTTATTCAGTATGGTATTTTGTGATATCTGTCAAGAAAAAAAAAATATATTTACATATTATTTAGAAAAAATAAAAACAAACGTTTTATATGGATACTCATAGTTTTGTTTTAGGAACCATGAATATTTGTTATCCTTATTCTTCCAATTATCAATCAAATTATAATGAATACCAACAAATAATTCAAACATATATAGATAATGTTGGTAGTAATGCTATATTAGATACAGCCTATTATTACGGTAATACCAAAACAGAAAAAATATTAGGAGAAATATTACCAACATTATCTTTACAACCTAAAATATCCACCAAAGTAAATCCTTGGTATCAAAATGATTTTACTAATAATCAATTAGGACAATTAAATACAGAAGGAATTAATAAACAATTATCTACTTCTTTAACAAGTTTACAACAAGAACAAGTAGATATATTGTATTTACATTGTTATGATTATGAGACACCTATTCAAGAAACATTAGAAATATGTAATACATTATGGAGAAAAGAAAAATTTCTTTCTTTTGGATTATCCAATTTTTCTTTGCTACAAGTTAAGGAAGTTATAGATGAAATAGACAAAGAAGAGTATGCGCCTATAAAATATTACCAAGGAATGTATAATCTAATTTCAAGAAAAGTGGAAGAAATTTTTCCTTTGTTAGATGAATATAGTATAGAATTCTGGGGTTATAATCCACTTGCTGGAGGATTATTAACTGGTAAATATAAAAATTATGAAAATACAAAAGATATAAGAGAATCATCTCGATTTAAAGATAATTCTATTTATCAAAATATATTTTGGAAACCAGAAATTATTAATAATTTACAAGATTTTTTTGAATTAGAAAATAGTACTGAATATTCTTTACAATGGATAGGACATCATTCAAAAATGAAAAAAAATGACAAAGTAATTATGGGTGTTTCTACTTTACAACAATTTAATCAAAATGTTAAATATATTAAAGAAAAAAAACAATTAAAACTTTATTCTTTTGATTTTTCTTATTCTCCTAATTATTGGTATTAACAAAAGTATCAATATAACTAAAATAGTAAGCAAAATTACAGGTAATAATTTTGAAAAAAAATAAAAAAAACTATAACCTGGTTCTACTTGTTTATCTAATTGAAAAAATTTAAAAATATATTTGGTAATAAACGCACACATAAATATAACATAATTTTCTGATCCCCAATATTTATTATTCTCTGTTTCATTAAATAATTGATAACATAACGGCTTATAGTATATATATCTTTTATTATTATACCAATGATAGATATCCCAATCTTTTATTTTTTGTTGATTTACTTTTAATGTTTCAATTCTATTTTTTTTGGTATAAATACATGCGTGAGTTCCTAATGATATAACAGATAAATAATGTGTACCTTTTAAAGCACAAGGTAATTTTATTAAAGGTATACAGCCTAATAAATAAATAAAATTTTTATTTTTTTTTTTCTTTATAAAAGAACAAATATCC